GGCTCTCCCTGGACCTCCAGGAGGAGCTGCTTGCACGGGGAGTCCTTCGACGCTTCGAACTGAAGGGCGCTCTCCTTGACGGCCTGACGGCCCTCCCAGTACAGGGGCTCACCCGTCTTCATGTCGGTGCGCTGGGTGACGCGGAAGGAGAGCACGGTGCCCTCTACGACCGCTCCCACCTTCGGGAACTTGGCAGCTACCGAGCTGCCGGACAGGAACTGCTTGACCTCGCTGAACGGGTCGATCGCCATGATGCGTGTACCTTTCTGCCTGTTTTCCTGTGAAACGAGCGGCCCCGGCCGGACCACCATCCGACCGGGCACCCTCGCCGCCCCTAGTGGAGGACTTGCGTCCGCTCCCGTTTCTGAGGCGGGGCAGTCGCCGTGAAGGGCCGGGATTCGAACCCGGATCGTCCTCGGATACCGGTTGGGGTCCGGTCCTCGGGGCTCTAGCCATCCCCCACCCACAGGGGTTGAGCTACACCTTCGCCACGTTTTACGACCGCCGTCGTGGGGTCAATCGTAGTGCGGATTAGCTAAATCCCCTAGCGGGACTCAGCCTGCCTTTTCCTCCAGGGACGCGAGGTGATCCTGCATCCGCTTGATCACCGTGTTGAAGCGCGTCTGGCCGATCTTCTGCACCTGCGGGCGCATCTCCTGGTACAGGGCGGACGCTTCCGCCCGGGTGCTGATCCGGTCGGCCCGTTCCTCCCACGTCGGCTTACGGGGGGCCGGGGGCGTATCAATGGCGAGGGCGGGCTGTACGACCGCCTGTCCGGTAACGGACGGGTAGTCGGCCAGTTGTGCAGCCGTGGGCCTGTCGAAGCCGGAGGAGGGCGCCTGTTGCTCCGTCACCTCCACCGGCGCCGGTACAGCAGTCGGCTGGTCCACGATCTCCAGCGGGGCGGCGAGCTGCTTGGCCTTCCGCCACTTCCGAACCTTCATGCAGAGTTCCAGGGCCTGCCAGCCCTGTTCCAGGTCGACCGCGTACAGCACGCACGCGGGGGCGCCCGCCTTCTTCTGGATCGGAAGGTGCACCACGATGCCGACGTCTTCCCGGACCGTGCTGGGCATCGGCCCGTCGGTGCCTTCGGACGCTCCGAGCGGCAGCAGGTCCCACTCCTTGCCCTCCGGGTCCCAGATGCCGTGTTCGTTGATCGCGTGGGCGTAGATCGCCTCCTGGATCGCGATCTCCCCCCAGCCGTACGACAGGTCCCGACCGGTCTTCAGGTCGCCGATGACGTGCTCACCGGCCTTCAGGTGCAGCACCCGCTTGTCGGCCATCTTCAGATCGACGTCCCGCGTCGCCCGATACACCCGGTCGAACGTCCCGGCGATCCCCTCGGAGGAAGCGGTCGTCACCACCCGCTTCTCGATCATCTGCGGGACGATCTCCAGCCCGTACGCCTGGAGAGCGGCGCTGTACGCATCCACGTCGCTGCGCATCGTCGGCGGGATGTTGGGCTTCTGGCCCTGGTCCACGGCTGCGGTGAAGGCGTGCATGGCGGTGCCCAGGTTGGCGGCGACCTTGTCCCCCGCCGCCGCCCGCGACTGCTCGCAGACCGCGTTCAGGTCGTCCTTGTCGGCGGACACGTCGTACCCGCAGGCCAGGGCGTACAGGTCGGGCCGCATCGTGAGGCCCTTCACCGCCATGCGCTGCTGCCACATCGACAGGGCGAAGGTGTCGGCGACCGACTTGGCGATGGTCGTGGCGCGGGACCAGGGCTGCGTCTGGCCGGTGTCCGGGTGCGGCAGCAGGTACCGTCCCCAGCGGTCCCGGGGAACGTCGTTGCTGGCCGGGGGCTTGCTGTTGACGAACGCGGTGGCCGGGTTACTGCTCACTGAGCCAGTCTTCGAAGCAGTCGGCATGGACGTAGTCTCCGTTCCCGACCCCACGGATGAGGTCTCCTTCGTCGATCGGCTCGTAGCACTGGTAGCACTCGCCGCCGTACCCGGCGTAGAACTCTGGGCCGTAGTCGGGGCCCCGGTCGTCTCCGGTGATGAAGGCGGTTGCGTCTTGCCCGCCTGCCGGGGCCACGTCCTGATGACGTCGGCCGCCTTGCTGTCCTGCCATGATCCGTCTCCTGCCGTCGCCACGTCGCTCCCGCCGCCCTGTGCGGCCCACCACTGCTCTTCCGTCCATCCCTGCGCCAGCGCCTCCACCTTGCCGGTCGGCAGGGGAGCGCGGTACGGGTTGGGTCCGAGTGACTCCATCACCGACTTGATCTTTTCACCGGGCATATCTCGGACCCCGTGCGTGGTGGCCATGTTGAGCACTTCTTCGGCTGCCGCCATCACTTCGTCCGGGATGTACGGGGAGAGCATCGCCAGTTCGGCGTCCCGTACGTCCTGCTTCGTCGGCTGGAAGGTGACAACCCCGCACACGGCGCACACCGGGGAGTCGGCGAAGTCGTGGTCATGCTTGGGCCAGTCGCTCCCGCCGGGGCAGTGTGGGTTTTCCTCGCTCGCACGCTTGCCGTTGGCGGCATGGGAGCGGACGCGCCCGTTCGCCGTCAGGGACAGGTCGGTGCGAGTGCATCGGCTGCATTCAGCCACGGTGCTCTCCAGTCTCTTCGATCTTGCTCACCAGCAGTACGAGCTTTCCGTCACTGCCGGTCCTGAGGTTCATACGATACTGCCCGGGGTCCACCGGCGGCCCGCTGAGGGACGTCAGATGCCGGTGGAGCGCGCACGTCTCCAGGGTGCCGCCGATCCGCTCCCTCAGCGGGTGGGCCAGGGTGAAGCCTCCCACCTCATGGAACGTACCGATGTGGCCCTGTTCCGGGGATTCACTGAGTAGGTTGCTCACTGAGTCGGGCATCGGACACACGCTGTCCGCGCAGGTGACGTAGCCGCCCTCCCCGAGGAAGAGCGTCTCCCCGCAGCCCATCGGGCAGAAGCCCTGTACTTTCTCTCCTTGATCACGGATGAATGGCATGATCTTTCTCCTCTCACAGACAGGTGGACCGCAGGGTCCGGCCGGTCTTCTGCCAGCGCTCCAGGCGCGCGATGGTCTCGCGCAGTGCGATTTTCATGTCCTCCAGGTCCGGGTCATCGAACCGGGCTTCCCGACGGTCCCCGTAGTCGGCCATCTCGTCTCTCGGGGGCCACTCAATCGGCCCGTACTTCTCCAGCTTCTCCAGGGTCGTACGGGCGCGGGACAGTACGGCCCGCAGTTCGGTGAGGGCTTCCCCGCTGTCGCGGCCCCGGTCGGCATAACGAGCACGGGTGCGCAGGTTCAGGTCTGTCTTGCGGGCCCGGTCCGCGCACCTGCACCGGTCATGGTCACAGCTCCTCAGCACGGTGAGGTTGCGCCTGCCGCCCTCCACGTACGCACCGATGCCGTGTTCCTCGTGCCCACAGTTCTCACACGGCGGGTTGCCCCCGGCCGACACCCGGGCCATCTCGACGATGCTCACTGCCCCGCCTTCCTCATCCATCCGTCGAACTTCTGCGCGGCCTTGGCCACGCTGATCGCGTCGGACAGCTCTCCCTTGCGGGGAGTCTCGCCGACCGCCACACCGTACGACCGGGCGAAAGCGATCTGGCGGGGCTCCGCCTTCCGCTTCCTCCAGCCCGCATCCTTCATGCCGTTGAACGGCATCCGGTCTTCTGCCTCGGTCTCCGCCCATGCCTGCGCGGTGCCGAGCTGCATGCCCCTGTGCAGACGCTCCCACTTGCCGTGCGGCGGGGCGTAGCAGACATCCCAGGTGCCCTCCTTATCCGGCCATACGAAGATCTCTTCGTTGGCGACCGGGATGAACATGACCCCGGCCGGGGTGCGGAGCCAGGCGTGCGACGATGCCTGGAAAAGATCGATGTCCCGGTGCTTGAGGTTGAAGGCCACGTGGTCCGCCGTGACGACCGTGTTGCCCTCCTCCTCCTCCCGGACCGCCGCATCCGCCAGCGACTCGTCTCCCCGGAACGACGTCACCTCTCCCGGTGCTAGGTCGATCAGCGTGGACAGCCGCCCGCCGACGCCGGTGACGTCCAGCACCAGGCAGTTGGTCTTGCCCGGCCACGGCCGCAGCCCGCGCCCCACCATCTGGATGTACAGAGTCGGGTTGGTCGTCGGCCGGGCGTTGACGACACAGTCAGCCCAGGGGAAGTCGGCTCCCTCGGTCAGCACCATGCAGTTGACGATGGCCCGCAGCTCCCCGGTCCGGTACTGCCGGTAGATGTCCAGCCGCTCACCGCGCGGGGTCGTACCGTCGATCGTCGCTGCGGGGATACCGGCCTGGATCAGAGCCAGAGTCGTTTCCCTCGCAGAGGCGACGTCCGGCAGGAAGACGATCGGCCGCCGGTCGGCCGCGTAGGTGAGGATGCTGCGGGCGACGATCCGGGGCCCATCGGCCGCGATGATCGCGCGGCCGAGATCCTTCGCCTGGTAGTCGCCCCCGGAGCGCTTCACGTCCCCGAGGTGCAGGTGGTCCAGGTCGACCGCTTTGCCCCGGACGTCGGTGAGATAGCCCCGACTGATCATCCACAGCACGGACCGCTTGAACACGACGTCTTCCCAGACGTCCCCCAGGCCCACTCCATCGCCGCGTGCGAGGGTAGCGGTGACCCCGAGAGCCCGGGTACCGGCAGGGGTGCCCTCCAGCTCGGTGAAGCAGCCGAGATCGGTCATGATGTCCCGGTAGCTCTGCGCGGCAGCGTGATGCGCCTCATCCACGATCACGAGACCGATGCGGCCGAAGTGTCGTTGTCCGGCCAGGAGCCGCCGCATCCGGGCTTCCCGGGCAAGCGTCTGGACCGAGCACACCATCACGTCGCAGTGGATCTCGTTGTCGGCCGCCTTCACCTTGCCGACCATCAGCCCGGGGGCGACAGCGCGGATCTTGGCAATGGCCTGGTCGGCGAGCTCGTCACGGTGCACGAGGATGACGACCCGGTGAGGGTCGCCCGCCCGGCGTCTGGTGTCGACGAACTTCTGCGTGATGTGCGAGAAGATCACTGTCTTGCCGGACCCGGTGGGGAGCACGACGGCCGGGCGCTGGATTCCGTTGTCCCACGCCCCCCACACCGCGTCGTTGCACTCGGCCTGGTAGTCACGCATCCTCAGTTCGGTGCTCATGACCCACACTCCTTCGTCGGGCACGACTCCCGGCGTCCGAGGTGGTGCCAGACACCCCGCCTCTGGTCGGTGTACAGGTGGCTGTCGCCATTGCCGAGGCTCTTGCGGAACGACTCCCACAGGGCGGTGGCGAGCTCCTTGCACTCGGGGAGCTCGCAGTGGTAGATGACCCCCGGGTGCTCCCAGACGCTCCCGGCCCCGTCGTCGTACGTGTGCACGGTGCCGGTGACCAGGTTCCGGAAGACGGTGGCCGCACGGATCACCTGGTCCAGGGATTCCACCAGCTCGTCTTCCGAAGACGACGACACCGCCCGCAGGGTCTCCACGAGCAGGTTGAGGGCCGGGGCCGGGGTGCCGGATGCCTTCGTGACGGTCTGTACGGCGATCGCCCGGCGTGCCGTCTCGCTGTAGGTTCGGCCCAGCAGGTTGGGGCCCTGCCGCAGGCCGTAGGCGTCGCGCTTCTCCAGGTTCATGATGCCTCTCCGAACAGGTAGTCCAGAGCGGCGTAGATGCCCCGGCTGACCTCGTCAATGTCATAGAAGGGGCGCCCCTTCTTGACTTCTTTCAGGACCTTGTCCACGAGCTCATCCCGGTCCCCGAGCACTTCCCGGACCTCCGCCCGGAGCTGTTCACCGGTGCCCTCTTCGTCGGTGACCCGGGCGCTGTGCTCGTTGCCCGCCATCAGGTCCACCAGCCGGTCGAAGAACGGCCGGTCTTCGAACGGGTTTTCCACGATGCTCATCGTCGCCCCTTCTGGAACGCCAGATTGAGGATCGGGGACGGGGTGAGGAAGCGGACCACCTCTGTCCGGCCGTCCCCGAGTCCGCAGCAGTTCCGGCACAGGCCCCCGACGGCCGACCGGCCGGACCGGGGCGGTACCGCCTCGCGGTACGTCCAGTGCCCGCAGCGTTCGCACCGGCCGCCACGAGCGGCTACGGCGGCCGACGTCGCCTCCAGGTTGGGGGAGGGTGATGCGGCGGTCCGGGTGACGCGCTGGTCGGGCTCCACCGGGCTGTTGCAGTGCAGACACCGGATGCCGGACCTCGGGCCGAAGTACCGGGGGACGTGGACGTGGCGTACGGTCTCGTGATCTTTCACTCTGTTCTCCCTCTCCAGTCGTGCTATGTACTCGAACGTTCCCGAGCTATTGTGTACCTATGACAACCAACGATACCCCCACTCCGGGGTTCCTCACAGTGCGAGAGTCGGCGATCCGCGCGGGAGTCGAAGAGCAGACGATCCGCCGGTGGTTCCGGGATGAGCGGGTTCCGCTCAACCGGTACCGTGTCGGTCCCCGTGGAGTCCGGGTCAAGGAAGCGGAGCTGGAGGCACTTCTCGCCCCCCGCCCGGCTCCTGCACCGTACGCCGCTCCGGGCACCCCGGCCGTACGCTGACGGCGGGTGCGCCGTGCGCAATCCCTTCAACAGCCAAAAGCGCAGACGACCGGCCCTGGAACAGGAGCCGGTGCGATCGGCACCGAAGACCCGGCCGCGCGTCCAGTCCATCGAAACCCACTACGCCGGGTGCCGCTTCCGGTCACGGCTGGAAGCACGGTGGGCGGTGTTCCTGGACGAACTGCACATCGACTGGGAGTTCGAGCCGCAGGGCTTCGAACTGCCCAGCGGCCGGTACCTCCCGGACTTCCGGGTGAGCACGGGCATGGAAGAAGTGCCGGACTTCTGGATCGAGATCAAAGGTCCGATACCGGACACCCGGGAGATCACCGTGGCCTCTGAGATCAATCTGTACGTCGGTCCGCTGATCATCCTGGTGGGGGACGTACCTCGGCGGCGGGGCGCCGGTACGGCCTGGCTCTTCCAGCGGGACGGTGAAGGATACGCATGGGTGATGACCCAACCGGAGACGGCCCTGCTGTCGGTCGCCTACCCGGAGGAGTCCACTCGGCCGGAATACCTGGGCAGTGGCCCGGACCGGTACGAACAAGCTCTGACGGCCGCACGGTCGGCACGGTTCGAGCATGGAGAGAGGGGCTGAGGTGACGGAGATCAAGGCAATAGAAACTCGATATGCCGGATGCCGGTTCAGGTCCCGGCTGGAGGCACGATGGGCGGTGTTTTTCGATACGCTCGGTGTCGAATGGGAATACGAATCTCAGGGATTCGAAATTCCTGAGCGTATATTTCGAAAGCCCACTCGGTATCTCCCGGATTTCTGGCTCCCGACAATGAATGTCTATGCGGAAGTAAAAGGAACTCTGGACCAGGATTCCACTGAACGTCTCCTCAATTCGGCGGCTGTCCTGTCGTCTCCCGAAGGGGGCTGCGGAGGAGGTCATGACCTGGTGGTTCTAGGCCCGATACCCAAGGCTGAACCAGCATTTCAAGCAGTATACGGAGCAACCGATGTCCCCAGTCTTCTCCATATGCACAAAGGGGATCTCTTCGTGTCCCCCTGGAGGCAGATCAACTACGGTAGCAATTCATGCCCGGCTTACTCGATAGAGGCATTCCGCGTAGCCAATGATGCGGAAGGCTGGGAGCCAGGATACGGTTCAGAGTGGGGACCTGTAATTCTCAAAGGATTTACTGCGGGAACGCATCGTGTGAGTTCGGGTTCGTTCATCCGGGGATACGGGGCCGCACGGTCGGCGAGGTTCGAACATGGAGAGAGGGGCTGAAGTGACGGAGCGGGAGCACGACAGGGCGCCGGAGGAATCCGGCGCTGATGTGTCTGGGGAGACGAATGGCGCGGTAGCGGCACGCGGGGTGATGGCGGAACTGGAGGAGAGCGAAGAGCGGGGCATGCGGGAGGAGCCTGCGAAGGTGACGCCTCCCCGGCCACCGGCCGACGTCTCCCCGGTGCACCACTCCGAGCTGCTCGGGTCGGTCATCAGTGAAGAGCAGATGGCGGCACGCGGGTACCGCACGCTGTACGGATCGGAGGAGGACCAAGCAGGACTCAAGGAGATCCGCATCCCGAGGTGGGCATGGCGGGACGACACCGCGTTTCCCGGGCTGCTCATCCCGATGTACCGGGTGACCGGGGAGCGCATCGGGTACCAGTGGAAGCCCGCCACCCCGCAGGAGGCGCCGGGCGGCAAGCGGGAGAAGTACGCGAGCCAGAGCGGCACCCCCAACCGGCTGGACGTACCCCCGTCGTGCTCGGACGCGGTCCGGGACCCGAGCGTGCCCCTGTGGGTGACCGAGGGGGTGAAGAAGGCGGATGCGCTGTGCTCCAAGGGGCGCGCGGTCATCACCCTCACCGGGGTCTTCAACTGGCGGAGCAAGCTGGGCACGCTCGGGGACTGGGAAGACATCCCGCTCCGGGGCCGCACCGTCGTGGTCTGCTTTGATGCGGATGCCCGCGACAAGCGGAACGTGCTGCTCGCCATGCGGCGCCTCGGGATGTGGCTGGAGTCGAAAGGCTGCGCCGACGTCCGGTACCTGATCGTCCCGGCGGAGGTCAACGAAGTCCAGGTCAAGGGCGTCGATGACTACTTCGCTGCCGGTGGCACGATGGAAGACCTCGGGGCTGCCGCCATGCGGGAGCTGCCCGCCGACGGAGCACAGGATGCCGCGTTCAGCGATGCGGTGCTGGCGGACACGGTCTGCCGGGAGGAGCTGGACGGCCGGTTCTGCTGGGCTTCAGGTCTCGGGTGGATGACGTGGACCGGGAAGATATGGGAGGGCGCGACCGACGCCACCGTGACGGAAGCGGTACGGCTGTGGGCGCTCGAAGCCTTCAACCGGGTGCTCGACCGGCAGCGGCAGGACCACAACCGGGACATGCGGAGTCAGATGGACGGCTGGCGCGGCGTGCTGTCGGCCGGTCGGCTCGGCGCACTGGTGCGCCTCGCGCGGGGCGTGCTGGAGTGCAAGCCGGACGACTTCGACAACGACCCCGACATGTTCAACTGCCCGAACGGCATCCTGGACCTGCGGACCGGCGAACTCCAGCCGCACGACCCCGACCAGTTCATGACGAAGATCGCCGGGGCAGACTACGTCAAGGGGGCCACGCACCCGGACTGGGAGACGGCTCTGCTCGCGCTCCCGGAGGAAGTACGCTCCTGGTTCCAGCTCCGGGCCGGACAGGCCATCACCGGTCACATGACCCCCGACGATCTGGCGATCATCTGCCAGGGCGGTGGAGCCAACGGGAAGAGCACAATCTCGGATGCGCTGGCGGAGGTGGCCGGGAAGTACCACGTGGTGGTGAGCGACCGGGCGATGCTCGGGGGCGCGAGCGACAACCACCCGACCGAGATGATGGACTTCATGGGCGCCCGGTACGCGGTGCTGGAGGAGACGCCGGAGAGCCGTCGGCTGGACACCAACCGGCTGAAGAAGCTCACCGGTACGAGGGAGATCACCGCCCGGCGCATCCGGCAGGACAGCGTGACGTTCGAAGCGACGCACAGCCTGTTCGTGAACAGCAACTACCGGCCGGTGGTGGACGAGACCGACCACGGCACATGGCGGCGCCTCGCGCTGGTGAGGTTCCCCTTCACCTTCCGCAAGAGCCAGGAAGAGGTCAGAGGGCCCCAGGACCGCCTAGGAGACCCGACCCTGCGCCAGAGGGTGAAGACCGACCCGCAAGTGCGCGAGGCGGTGCTTACGTGGATGGTGGGGGGTGCTCAGCGGTGGTACGACCTGTCGATGGTGATGCCCGAGCCTCCGCAGGCGGTGGCGGACGACACCAAGGCATGGCGGCTGGAGAGCGACCCCATCCTGCACTTCATCGAAGACAGCCTGATGTTCGATCTCGACCGGCACGTGGGAGCGACCGAGCTGCGCGAGCGGTTCAACGGATCCCTGCGGGAGCGCGGCGGCAAGGAGTGGGGCGAGAAGACGTTCGCAGCCCGGTTCGGCGGTCACGACCTGACGGCTCAGAACAACGTCGAACGGCGCAAGGTGAAGCGTTCGGCCGCCCTCTCCTCGCTCCGCCCGGAGACCGTTCCGGCGGGTTCCTACTACGCCTGGCTTGGAGTCCGGTTCCAGGCGCCCGAGGAGGGATTCAGCGGTCCAGATAGCGAGACGACCCAGAATCCGTTCGGCGACGGCCCATGTAACTCTCCGGAATCGACCCCAGGTCAATCACCGGAGGCTCCCTCCGGTTCCGTCAGTTCCGTCACGTTCTTTAACGAGAATTCTCCCCATACACGAGGGGTTATAGATCGTGACGGAACTGACGGAACCGGAGAGATTCCTCCGCTTACAGACCATGATCAAAGTGATGGGGAAACCATGATCGAAGACGCGGTGGACTTCATGTCCGCCGACCCCTTTGCCGAACCGGCCGCCCCTGTGGCGGAGGAGCTGTCCCCCGTGCCCGCAGAGGTGCCCGTGGAGTCGGGTGCGGACCCCTCCCGTCCGAACGCTCTGACGGGCTTCGACGCATCCGGCGAAGTCGGGTTCGACCTGGAGACCGCCGACGCCAGCACGATGTTCACGTACGGGCCCGGGTTCGTCCGGATCGGCGGGCTCATCAACGAGCGGGGGGAGACGGCCACCGGTTCCGACATCAAGGCCCTGGTGGACAAGCTCAACGCCGCCGACGTGGTGTACGGCCACAACATTCTCGGATTCGACGGACTGGCCCTGGCCTACTGGCACGGTCTCGACTGGGAAGCCTTCTGCGCCAAGGCGGTCGACACCGACCCCCTGTCCCGGCAGGCCCACCCCCCGCGCTCCCGTGGAAAATCCTCCATCGACGAGTACGACCTGAACCACGTTGCCGCCCGTTACGGGCTGGAAGGCAAGACCGACGACATCAAACGGCTGAAGACCAAGCACGGCGGGTACGACAAGATCCCGCTGGACGACCCCGAGTACCACGGTTACCTGGTGGGCGACGTGAGGGCTTCCCGCCACGTCCGGAAGATCCTGCCGGAGACCGACTACACCACCCGTGAGCACAAGATCGCCGCCATGATGGGCCGGATGACCCTCAACGGTTTCAAGGTGGACCGGGAGCTGCTGGACACCCGGTACCGGGAGGGGCAGGAGCGCAAGAAGGCGGCTGAGCAGGAGCTGTCCGATGCCCATGGGCTCCCGCTCGGCAGGATGGTCAATCGGGGCCGGGGTGCCGCCAAGCACCAGGTCTTCGAACCGGCCGCCTCCCCCCTGGCTACCGGCGAGGGGATCGAGTGGCTGAAGAACCTCTGGGAGCAGTACGGCGTCAACAAGCCTCCCCGCACCGAAGGTGGTCGGCTGTCGACGAAGGCGGAGCTGCTGAAGCTGGTCGCCGAACACCCCAAGTGCCCACCCGAGCTGTCTCACGTGCTCAACCTGATGGGGATCATCACCACCACCCGGACGGTCTACGCCACCACCCTGACCTACCTCGCCGCCGACGGCCGGGTGCACCCGAAGGTGTCGATGCGGCAGGCGTCCGGCCGGGCCAGCGTCACCGAACCGGGCATGACGGTCTACGGCAAGCACAATGGACGCCACCACGAACGGGAGATCTTCGTACCGGACGCCGGTGAGGTACTGATCACCTGCGACGCCAGCCAGGTCGACATGCGGGCGATCGCCGGACACTGCCAGGATCCGAACTACATGGCGATGTTCGCCGCAGGTCGTGACGCCCACTCCGAGATCGCTCTTCAGGTGTTCGGCTCGGCCGACTTCCGGCAGAACGCCAAGGCGATCGGTCACGGCTGGAACTACGGCCTGGGTGCACGGAAGATGATCGAAGACGGTCACGACCCCGAGCTGGTGCGCACCTTCATGAGTGGGATGGCGGAACGCTTCCCCCGGCTGATCGAGTGGCGGGAGGAGATCCGGGCACAGGGTGGCCGGGGCGAACTGCTCGACAACGGGTTCGGCCGGATGATGCGCTGTGACCCGCACTTCGCCTACACGGTGGCCACCGCCCTCATGGGTCAGGGCGGCGCACGGGATCTCGTGTTCGACGCCATGCTGAGGCTCCCGCAGAGCTACTGGAAGTATCTGCGCACCTTCGTGCACGACGAGATCGTGATGAGCGTTCCGGCGGAGCAGGCGGATGAGGTCATGGCCCGGGTGAAGGACGCGTTCACCACGGTGTGGAGGAACGTGCCGATCCTCGCCGACACCACCGGCCCGGCCGCCAACTGGGGGGAGGCGAGTGTCAAGTGAGCGAAGTCGAGCTGTGGGGCGGCCCGGCCGACGGGAAGCGGATCGTCTTCCCGGACCCGGTCCCGCCATGGGTCACGATCAGCGTGCCGACCGAGGGACCCCCGCCGGACGATCCGAAGCTGGTCCGGATCGAGCCCGGCCGGTATGTGCTCAGCGTGGAGCAGGCAGCAGACATCGATCTTGTCCGGTACGAGTGGGAGGCAGCGTGATGGAGCACGGGACCGGCGCAGCGGATGCCCTGCGGGGAATGCTCAACTTCGGGAAGATGATCCGGGAGACCGGCCTGCTCAGCGCGACGGAGCCCGGTCGGCGGATGATCTCCGAGGCAGCAGAGCTGCAAGACTTCCATCTCCAGATGAAGGTGGTCGGATTCCCGGACAGCCGGGTCAAGCGCGTGCTCGATCAGGAGATGAGCCGTACCGGACTCACCATGAAGGACCGGCTGGAATCAGCCCGTACCCGGCTGCTGACCGGCGCCCCGTACGACAGCACCAACCGCCAGTTCGAGGAAATGGTGGAACGATGGTGCCGGATGCACCCGCAGGATTCCTCCGGTGATCTGAGGTGCACCCTGCTCAACCTGTACGACCTGGATGTCTTCCCCCGGGAGGTCATCCTAGCTATGAGAGAAAGTGATCTAATTGACCAGGATTGACGATGGACTCGTGGACGTCGCCGACGGGCTGACGCTGTGCCTGCACACCGGCACAGTCGTCCCCTCGCTCGTACAACCGAAGGCGCGGTATATCCGGACGTCGGCCGCACCCGTCAAGGGCATGATCCGCCGCACCCCGGCCGGGCCGACGTACCACCGGGTGGTGTGCAGCCGGTGCGGGACGTGGGCGGTCGCCCTGTACTGGAAGCCAACCCTGCCCCCGAGGCTGCTCAGCGACCCGGCCGCCACCGGTCCTCTCACCCAGGTCTGGCAGGCCCTCACCCCCTGGAGGAAGACCTCATGATCGAATACCTGAGCACCGAAGACGTACCCCTGGGCAATCTCACCCCGTTCCCCGGCAACGCGCGCCGGGGTGATGTGGACGCCATCGCTGAGTCGATCGAGCGCAACGGCCAGTACCGGTCGCTGATCGTCCGCCGGGTCCCGGCCGGGTCCCTGGTCGTGCTCGCCGGGAACCACACGATGGCGGCCCTGTCCAAGCTCGGCCGGGAGACGGCACGCTGCGAGCTGATCGACTGCGACGACGACACCGCCCGCCGGGTCAACCTGGTCGACAACCGGCTGCCGGACGCCGGGGGGTACGAGGATGAGGCGCTGGCGGCCCTGCTCGGGGCGCTGGACGACTTCACCGGTACCGGGTACGTACCCGACGACCTGGACGACCTGCTGGCCCGGATCGGCGACATCCCTGAGATGGTGGAGCAGCCGACCGAAGCCCGGTACGCCGAAACCCCGGAGGAGGCGGAGGCACGGCGCGAGAAGATCGACAGCTACGAGCCCCGGCAGACCCCGCAGGGAGGTACGGCAGTCGAGCTGATCGCGGTGATGCCGGTTCCCGATCACCAGGAGGCGACCGCCCTCATCCGCTCGATCAGGGATCGGGACGGGCAGGATCTCACCGCAGGGCAGATCATTCTGTACGCGCTCCGGAACCACGCCGGAGTCGTTCCTGACGAAAACGAGGAAAGCGATGACTGAGGCCAAGAGCAGCACACCGGCCAAGAAGACCGCCGTATTCGCCAAGTCCAAGCACGACGCGACCGTGAACCGTGAGCCCAACCCCGTACCCGAACAGGGCGGCCGGGTCGTGGCCCGGTGCTCGTGCGGCTGGACCGCGTCCGACCAGTACACCCGCGACCGATTCGAGCCATCGGTGCGCGCCGTGGTCCAGGAGGCGGCCGACCGCCACGAGAAGGAACCGGAGACCGACTGATGCCCATTCTGTTCTGGATCATCGATATCTCGGCACTGTTCTGCACGGCCGGGGTGTTCACCGGGTATTTCGTGGACCGGCATTACATGAAGACCCGGCCGCACCTGTTCGGGCCCCGGCTGTACGGACCGAGCTGGCTGCCGTACCTCGGGTTCTTCCGTCCGTACATCCGGCGGGTCCGGGCGTTCCATGACCGGATCGACCAGGAGGATGCCCGCTACCTCCGGGGCGAGGGGTACGACGTCGTCATACGGGGTCGGCGGTGAACGATCTGTGGGCCGACTACACCCAGTTCCACGGACTGATGGTGGAGAGCCAGGATCTCGACCCGGTGTACCCCGTGTACAAGCGTCTGGCCGAGGGTCTCAACCTCAGCCGGGCCGACCGGGTGTGGCTCGTGCTCGCGCACGTCGCCTACTACCACGCGGGGAGCGCCCTGGTCGCGTTCTCCGGGGCGAACGGACTGCGGGATGCGGGAACGTCCAGGCTCGATCTCCCGTGTTCCACAGAGCGCCGTGGGCACCGCTCCCCGGCTGCCCTGTCGGCGCACCTGAACGATCTGTCCCGCCGGGCTGACGAAATCTTTGCCTGGTGCGTCGAGACGTCCTACATGGAACCGGAGACCGGCTGGAACTACCTCACCGACCGGCTGGAGACGATCCACGGCAACGGCCGGTGGGCCGCGTACAAGACAGCCGAGATGCTTCAGCACGTCTACCCTCTGGGGATCGAGGCGCCGGACATGGGCCACGCCTTCAGCTCCGGTCCGAGGAAGGGTCTCGCGCTGCTGTACGAAGACGACCTGCCGACCGGCAACGATGCCCTGTCGGTGAAGCATCTCGACTCCCTGAGCCGAGAAGTCGTCAGCCACCTGAACTACCGGGTGGGGGTCCGGATGGCCACGATGGCAACCGCAGAGACGTCGCTGTGCGACTTCCACAGCCTGGTTGAGGGCCGGTACTACGTCGGCCGGGACATCGATCAGATGCAGGCGCAGCTCACGGCCGTGCCGAGCGGGCTCACCCGGCAGGTGTGGAAGGCACGCCGCCAGACTCTCCCCAACCAGTACCTCGGAGAGCTGTACGGCTGGAAAGGCGTCGACACGGCGCGCAGCCGGATGTACCGGGACACAGGAAAGATCGTGGAGAGATGAAGATCCTCGTTGCAGGAGCGGGTATCGCCGGTAGCTGTGCGGCCCACGTACTGCGGGACGCCGGTCACGACGTCGTGCTCGCCGACCCGGCGCCGGACACGGCCGCCAGCCGGTGCGCGTTCGCGCTGACCCGGATCGCCTGGTGGTCGGGAGCTCCGAAGATCCGGGTGGTCCGGTCGCTGAACTGGTACCAGGCACGTGGCCACATCGTCACGTCGTCCGCCACCGTGCACGACGTCCGCCGACAACGCACGACGATCCAGGGCGACCACTACCTGATCAGTCCCACCGGCCCGCTCGTCCCGCGCGATCTCGCCGCCTCGGTCGGCTGGTGGGATGAGCGGGCTGACGGTGTGCTCGTGGATTTTCGGCACTGGATACGCGAGCAGTACGACGCGCTGGTGGTCGCCGCCGGGCCCGCGTCGGCCGGACTGCTGTCGTGGCCTGCCGACGGGTGCAGCTACGGCGGCATCCACACCGCACCGGGCAACCTGCTCACCGACGGCGGTCAGCTCGCACTGCTCCGGCGCACCGACCGGCTGAGCTACACGGCTGCCTTCGTCGCCGGGGAGACGCGCATCGGAGCCTCGCGCTGCTCCTCACCGGAGCAGGCACACCGCGTCGCCGACGGCATCCGGGACCGGCTGCTGTCCGAAGGTCTCGTCAAGGGAGCCGACTGGGCGTACCGGTCCGGCACCCGCTACGCCACGGCATCCCCCGGCGCTGTACGGATCTCGCGCCGGGTATGGTCGCTCACCGGACTGGCACGGTCCGGGTACGCACTCGCTCCGGCCGCCGCGCTGGACATCGAAAAGGAGATCAGAGAGCTGTGACCAAGCACCTCGTATACCTGGTGGGCCCGCCCGGAGTCGGCAAGTCGAGCGTGATGGCTGAGCTGACAGCCGGGCTGCACCGGGTCCCGTACAAAGACGGTCAGCTCAAGTACGACGGGCTGTACAAGACGCACGCGCCCCCACAGACGGCCACCCCGGTCGGTGTCGAGCTGGGGGCGCGCCGCGACTCGTTCAGTGGCACCGATGCACTCGGCATGGCGGTGCAGCCGCACGCCGTGGAATGGATCGGCCGGGCGACCTGTCCCCTGGTGCTCGGGGAAGGTGCGCGCCTGGGTAATGCCGGGTTCCTGCACGCCGCCCGGTCCGCTGGATACACGCTGCACCTCGTGCATCTGTCCGCCGATCCGCACACCCTCGCTGCCCGGCGCTTCCAGCGTGGCAGCAAGCAGTCGGAGGTGTGGATCCGGGGAGCGGAGACGCGCGCACAGCGCATCATGGAGCGGATGGAGCTGGACGCGATCCTGCATTACCTCCACACGGACCATTTCACGTCGGAGGAGATCGCTATCACGCTGGTTGACCTCATCCCATCCCTGGAGGTACTGCGGTGATCGAGATGAGGCTGCGCCGCCGGTCGGCCCCGGCGGAGCTGGAGGCGAAGCAGGGGAAGATCCTCGGTCCCTCCGACTACAACCTGCTGCTCACTGGTCCGGCGTACGTACGGATGCCGGACAACCGGCCGCTCTGCGTGTACCTGCCGGGCGTGCTCACCGGCGAACTCGACAAGCCGGGCATCTACGAGATCCTGTCCGGTATGCGCGCGATCTCGAAGAACCGGGGGCTGGCGTCCGGGTCCCCGCGCCTGCGCACCCGGCATCCCGGCCGGACGTACGCCCGTGAGGTGGCGTCCACGATCGTCGGGGCGGTCGACCCGATCGGTCAGACGCGCTACTGCCGCCTCACCGCCTGGACCGGTCGCAACCTCCCGCAGTGGGAACAGCTCATCCCTCTCCTCCAGGCCGTAGCCGAGAAGCAGCGGCAGTATGTCAACGATCGGGCGATGGCTCAACAGGCTGTCGCCGATTCCGCTGACCCGGCGTGGGTCGTACCGGGTACGCCGTTCTCCACGATCACCGTCAACAACACATATCCGACCGGCGTGCACACCGACAAGGGCGATCTGGACGCCGGATTCTCCGCCATCGCTGTGATCCGGCGCGGCTCGTACACGGGCGGACACCTCGTGTTCCCGGAGTACCGCGTGGCGGTCGACATGTACCACGGCGATCTTCTGCTGATGGACGCGCACCAGTGGCACGGCAACACCGCGCTGGTGTGCGCCTGTGGCCGGGAACCGAACGGTGCATGCTCGGAGTGCGGTACGGAAAGGATCTCGATCGTGAGCTATTTCAGGTCCAAAGTCGCCGACTGCGGCACCCCTGACCAGGAGATCCGCCGGGCGAACGCCAACCGTATCTAGTCAGTTACGAGACAAGGATCGTTACGATGACTGCTTCAGAGGGGGACCGCCTGCGGATTGAAGAACGGCGCCGGAAAGTCGTTCAGCTCCGCCTCGCAGGGGTCAAGTCGGAAGAGATCGTTCGGCAGCTCGCCGACTACTACGGGCCGGATGCCGACAGCGCTCTGGCCCGTGTCGACTGGCAGCGTGCCCGGGAAGCGAGCAAGCGGCTCACCGACGAATCCGTGGAAGAGCTCCGGGATATCCAGTCTGACCGGCTGGAACGGCTGCTGGTCGGTGTGTGGACGAAGGCGCTGAAGGGCGACATCAAGGCGGTCGATTCGGCGGCCCGGCTGATCGAGCGGATATGCAAGCTGCGGGGCCTCGATCCGCCGACTCAGGTCCAGCTCTCCGCCCGGATCGAGATGGAGTCCACGGCAGTCGCCGAAGCGGTCATCGCAGCGATCGACTCCCTGGGGTTCACGCCCGAGGTGCGGATGAAGGCGTTGGAGGCTGCGCAGGTGCGGCTGACGGCGATCGCCGAACAGCGGGAAGAGATCGCCTGATCCTGTCAAGCCCCTGAGCCCCGTTGTTGACCTGCAACGGGGCTCCTGTTTGCCGAGTTGTGGCGAAACCGTGTCGTAGGGTCGCCGAACGCAACGGGGGACCCCCTACGTACGGAGAGAGCAATGCGCACAGCCCACATCGCCACCGCCGTCACGGCTGCCCTGATGGGGGTGGTCACCATCGGGGTGCACGACTCGGTTGCGGCGTCCGGTTCCACGTGGGACCGCGTCGCCGCCTGCGAGTCCGGTGGGAACTGGCACATCAACACCGGCAACGGCTACTACGGCGGGCTTCAGTTCACGCTCGGCACCTGGCACGCCAACGGCGGATCGGGCAACCCGGCGGACGCGTCCCGCTCCGAGCAGATCCGCGTGGCTGAGAACACGCTCGCCTCGCAGGGCCCCGGCGCGTGGCCGGTGTGCGGGCCGAAGGCAGGGCTGACGAAGGACGGTGGTCCGGCTACCGTCACCGACTCCCCGGTCACGAAGTACAAGCAGTCGACTCCGAAACCGGCCGCCAAGCAGCCGACCCCGAAGGCACAGGTGCCCGTCTCCGGGCCGAACTCGTACACGGTGGTACCGGGCGACACACTCAGCGGGATAGCCGCACAGCGCACCCAAAGCTCGTGGCGGAGCCTGTACGAGCGCAACGTGTCGGTCGTCGGTTCGGATCCGAACCTCATTTTTCCAGGCCAGGTACTGACGCTGTAACATGGCACATACCGAGGGGCCCGCTTGAGAACGGGCCTTCAACGATCATCGTGACGCCTCGTACCCCGGTCGGTCTGGAGAGGGCTCCGGATCGCATCGGGGGACCAGAGCCCACGGGGGTCCTGGTCAATTGAACGGCAAAGGCCCTGGTGTGGCCCACGCACCAGGGCCTTTGCCGTTTCTTGATCTGGCGCGGCGTAGCCTGCGGATGGCCTACCGAGAGGGAGCATCATGCCATCCGGATACAGCACGGAATACGTCCACCAGTACGACCGCACAGACCCGCGCCTGGGCCGCCACGTCCGCCACGACAACCGGTCTGTCCGGTACGCGTACGGTGTGCTCCCCAAGTCGGCGATCACCAAGAAGCACTGGACCCGCCGGGTGCCGTACTTCGATCAGGGCAACCTCGGCTCGTGCACGGCCAACGCCTTCGCAGGCGCCCGCGCCACCGACTCGGCGGCCGGGCCGGGCCTCACCTCGGTCACCGTCAAGGCGGATAGCCGGAGCGTGTTCGCGCCCGGCACCTTCGCTCTCAACGAAGACTTCGCCGTGTCGTTCTACACGCTGGAGACGAAGGACGACGCGTATCCGGGGGAGTACCCGCCGGACGACACCGGGTCTGACGGCCTCGGGGCGATGGCGGCCGGGCAGGATCTCGGCCTGGTCGACAGCTACCAGCACGCGTTCTCGATCTCCGCCACCAAGTCCGCCCTGATGTCCGGGCCCGTGCTGTGGGGGACCGTGTGGCTCAACTCCATGTTCGACACGGACCGTAACGGCTTTCTGGTCGTTTCCAAGAGCTCCGGTGTGGCGGGCGGGCACGAGCTCGTGCTCACCGGGTACGACCCGGCCACCGACACGTACGACGGGGACAACTCCTGGGGTGAGTCGTTCGGTCTCGGCGGTGCCTTCCACGTCACCGGCGCGAACCTCAGGTGGCTGCTCAGCCAGCAGGGCGACATCACGGTGCCGAAGTGGACCACCGTGTCACCCGATCCCGCCCCCGTTCCGGTGCCTCCGTCGCCGACGGCGGTCACCGATCAACAGCTCTGGGATCTCTCGAAGGCGTGGGCGGCCGGTCGCAGCCTCACCTGAGCCATTCGCCGACCCGTATAGGTACCCGGTAGCTGTGTGCAATTATGTCTGAAGTTACCTATACGTATCGTAAGAAACGTGCGAGGTTGGCGCCTACGCAACGAACTCAGATGCCCGTGGGGTACTACCCACGGGCTTTCTGATAGGGATTTGCCAAGGTCAGAGCTTGATCTTTACTAAGGGGTAACCATCGTTGGTGCCTTCACCGGATAGCTATACGCTTAGTCGATCCGGTGAAAGGAAAGATCACGATGAAGATCCCACGCAAGACCCGCCGTCCCGCTCCCCCGCTCGACCCCGGGTACGGCAAGCGGAGCTGATAGAGAAGATCGTCGGATATCTGGAGGAAGATCGTGGAAAGCAGCTTTGAAGGTAAACGGATTCTGCTAACGGGTGCTGCGGGGTTTGTAGGCAGCCACGTGCTGCGCCACCTGCTGAAACGGACTAAGGCCGAAATAGTATGTCCGGTTACGTTCCGCCACAAAGGCTTCCCAGCCCGGATCATCAGCGCGGCAGAGGGGATCGAGATCGACGGCGGCGCACCGGCACGCGTCACCGTGATGATGATGGATCTCACAGCGCCCGCAGACCCGATCTCGATCAGCCGCATGGGCCACATCGACTACATCCTCAACGTGGCCAGTGAGTCGCACGTGGACCGCTCGATCACCGACCCGGTTCCGTTCGTGATGAACAACACGGCGCTGATCCTGAATACCCTGGAGCTGGCCCGCGTGCTCCGGCCGGATGTCTTCCTCCAGATGTCTACGGATGAGGTCTACGGCCCGGCCCCCATGGGCTACAGCCATCGGGAGTGGGACCCGATCTGCCCCTCCAACCCGTACAGCGCGAGCAAGGCCGCGCAGGAGGCCATCGCTATCTCGTACTGGCGCACGTACGGCGTCCCGGTCGTGATCACCAACACCATGAACATCATCGGCGAGATGCAAGACGTCGAAAAGATGGTGCCGAAGACGATCAAGCTGCTCACCAACGGGGAGCCGGTGCCGGTGCACTGCGATACCGATGGCTCACCGGGGAGCCGGTTCTACCTGCACGCGCGCAACCTCGCCGACGCTTGGCTGTTCCTGCTCCGGCAGGAAGGCAAGCTATGGGACCTGAACATGCACGTGGACGGCTCCGGCCGCCCGTCCCGCTTCAACATCGTCGGTGAACAGGAAGTCGACAACATCACCCTCGTGAAGCAGGTAGCGAGGATCATGGGCGTGATGCCCCGGTACGAGAAGCAGAGTTTTCACGCGTCCCGGCCGGGCCACGATCTCCGGTACGCGCTGGACGGGTCCCGGATGGCCAAGCTCGGGGTCAACGGCTGGCACCCGCCGTTCCCGTTCGATTCGTCCCTGGAGACGACCGTGCGGTGGACGCTCGACCACCCGGAGTGGCTTCAGTGAAGCGGCCCGTGTGCTCGTGGTGCGGGGTCTTCCTGAGCTGGCGGTCCCGGCTGCGGATCGAGATGGTGCGCTGCCACATGTGCGCGTCCTGCCACCGGCACGGCTGCTGTGAAGCGGGGATCTACCTCCAGAACGGCGGACCGGAGTTCCGGCGCCTGTCCCGGTCCGGGCAGAGCGAGTAGCGAGAGACACTGATCACATGACCACCGATGCGCAGCAGATCGCCAAGCAGGCTGCCGATCTGCTGCGCATGTACGGTGAGTCGGCCGGACGCTGGGCACCGCGTCCGCACCAGATCCCTCCCCCGTCCGGGTTCTACGGCTGGCTGCTGATGGCGGGGCGCGGCGCCGGTAAGACGGACGCCTGCGCTAAGTACGTCGTGGACCACGTCAAGGGTCCGGCCTGCCTCAAGGGCGACACCCCTCACTGGATCGGGATCATCGCCCCCACCCTCGGCGATGCAGCCACCTCGTGCTTCTCCGGTCCGTCCGGGATCAAGGCGCACGACCCGTCCGCCAAGATGGTGAACACGATCGGCGGCACGATCATCCGGTGGCCGAACGGCAGTGAGGCGAAGCTGTTCGGCGCCAACACCGAAGAGGACACCCAGCGTCTCCGGTCCGGCGGTAACCGTTGTGTTGTTGAGGGCACGATGGTGCGTACTGCACGAGGGGAAGTTCCCATTGAGGAAGTAGTCCCCGGGGACAGGGTGTGGACTCGGAACGGCCTGCGTAAGGTGCTCAAGGTCTGGGATAACGGGATCAAGGAAGTACGCCGATACGATCACGAAGCTGGATCGACTTGGATGACTCCGGATCACCAGGTGTGGACTGATCGGGGGTGGGAACAAGCCTCGCTTGTCTCGACAAGCGATACAGTGTTTACATGGCCGACTTCATCGAATATGACGGTGCTCGCTGGTATCCGAACAAGCGCGATCCCTACTACCGCAACAGTCGTAGAGGACTACTGCATCGATGGATGTATCTGCGCGAAGTCGGACCGATACCTGGCAGAGCGCAAGTCCACCACCGGAACCACGACAAGCGTGACAACCGTGTGGAAAACTTCGTGCTTCTCTCCCCCGGAGACCATTGGCACGAACACGGTACGGAGCGAGGCGACGACTGGCACAGCAAAGGTGGTCGTGCGACGTGGGCCAGCGCGGAGTACCGCGATTTCACCTGTGAGCGGTGCGGCGCATCGTTCCGTTCCCGAGGTACGACAGGGGCCCGGTACTGCTCCCCCCATTGTCGTGAGGCGTCGGCTCCTTCACGGGCACGGGAAGAACGGGTGTGTTGCGTGTGCGGCGCACGGTTCGAATCCCAGAAACGGTCTTCGACACGTACCTGTTCACGGCGGTGCACTTCGGTCGTCGCATACGAGTCGCGTCGCAAGGGTGTATGACCTCACGGTCGAGCATGATCACGAGTTCTTCGCTGACGGGCTGCTCGTTTCCAATTGCCTGCAATGGCTGGAGGAGATCGCCGCGTGGCGGTATCTCGACTACGCCTGGAACCAGATGCGGTTCGGCCTGCGCGTCGGCCCGCATCCGCACTGGATCGGCTCCACCACCCCCAAGCCCCGGCAGCTCATCAAACGGCTGGACCGGGGCGATATCGCCAACGTCGTCATCACCCGCGCGACCATGTACGACAACCCCCACCTGCCCGCCGACATCCGGGAAGCGCTGGAGGAGGAGTACGGCGGTACCCAGCTCGGCCGTCAGGAACTGCTCGGCCAGCTCATTGATGAGGATGAGCAAGCTCTCTGGAACCACCGCACGATCGATGCGGCCCGCGTCCCCAAGAAAGACCTGCCGGAGTTCGGCCGGATCTCCGTCGGGGTGGACCCGTCCGGCGGTGCCGGTGAGCAGGGCATCGTGGTCGCCGCCCGGTCCAAGCTCATCCTGCCGCCGACCGTGATGCCCGAGGTGGAGGGGATCGAGATCCCGGGGTCCGACCGGCCGAACAAGCACGGGTACGTGCTGGACGACCGCACCGTCCACCTGTCCCCCGACGGATGGGGCAAGGCCGCGATCCTGGCCGCTGTGGACTGGGAGGCTGACGAGATCTTCGTGGAGACGAACTACGGCGGGGCCATGTGCGTGTCGACGCTCCGCACGGCGGCCGAAATCAAGGGAGTCAACATCCCGATCAAGGTCGTCACCGCCACCCGGGGCAAGAAGGTTCGGGCGGAGCCGGTCAGCGCGCTCACGAGCCAGGGCCGCTGGCACCACGCCGGTACCTTCGAAGCGCTGGAGGACCAGATGTGCACGTGGCACGATGACCTCGGCTGGAGCCCCGACCGGCTGGACGCGGCGGTGTGGAACGGGTGGGGGCTGCGCCTCGCGCACCTGCTGTCCGGCGGTCAGGGCTCGATCGGCGGGGGCGCCATGTCCAAGAAGATCACGCCAGGACGGGGTGCCTACTGATGCGCTTTCAGCGGGGTATCGTCTTTCCGTGAGTCAACCGAGCTAAAGAGAGGCATCCCGTGAAGATATTCGGCAGAGAGCTGGCCGTGTGGCTGGCCACCGTCGCCGCTGTGGAACAGGTGGTGACCGCGTACGGGTTCGACGTGAACGGCCACGTGCAGGGCATCGTCACCGCCGTGATCGTGTTCGTGTTCGGCGTGTACACCGCCGTCCGTGTCGGCGATGGCGTGATCGCCATGGCCACGGGTGTCGCCACCGCGCTCTTCTCGCTGTTCGCCGCGTTCAACCTGGACTGGACCGCACACACCCAGTCGTTCTGGATCGCCGCCATCACCGCCGTGCTCGGGTTCTTCGTGCGGACCCAGGTGGTCGCTCCGGTCCCCCCGGCTGTATCGCCGCCCGGCAAGCTGGTCGTCTGACCCCTGCTCGATCATGCGCCCGGCGGGAGATCCGCCGGGCGCTCGAACTGAAACGGAACAGGATCTAGATATGCCGACCTGGCTGCTCGTCACCCTCATGATGCTCGCCACCTACCGGATCACCCGGCTCGTGGTCAAGGACGACTTCCCGCCGGTGCTGTGGGTGCGTGACCGACTGTGCGGCGGTTGGCGTCCGCTCACGACCAAGGAGATCGCTTCCCTGAAGTACACCGGGGAGCAGGGTGACGCCCGGGTGGACGTCCGCACCGACGAAGACGGGGTGCGCTGCCGGTACATCTACCGCGCCGGGTGGGTGCCCGACTGGCTGGCCGATCTCCTGTCCTGCCCGTGGTGCGCGTCCGGCTGGATCGCCCTCATCCTCACCCTCGCTGTCGCCCTCACCGTCGGTGTCCCGGCGCCGGTGCTCGTCTGGCCCGCCGTGTGGGCTGCCGGGTCCCTGCTCGCCGCCCGTGACTGGGCATGACCTACAACGTCACCTACCACGAGAAGAGATCTCCTGTGCTCCGCAAGCTCTCGATCACCGCAGCCGCCCTGTTCGGTGCGCTCGTGTTCATGTTCGCCTTCTCCACCGCTGCTCTTGCCTCCGCCGACGGGCCTACGCTCTGCAACCCGACCGGCGGTGCGTGCGTCTGGTTCACCGCCAACGGCGATGTGATCCACGTGCAGGACCGGCTCTGCGACAACCACGCCGCCGTCGCTCAGGTGCAGGTCCCGGCCGTCGGGATCTACGACAACCTCTGGAACGGGAACGGCTGCGGTACCACCCTGACGTACAGCTACGGCACGGCGGTTCCGGAGGGGTCTACGGTCTACTACCGGCCGTGCCTCGGGGTCAACTACACCACCCTGTCGAGCTGCAACAGCGGCTGGACGCACGGGACAGCGTGATGGCCACCGCTCCGGAGGAAGCCCCCATCGTCGAACACGGCGTCTCAGCGCCGTACGACGGCTCCAACAGGCTGCTCTCAGAGACCCCCGCAGAGATGACTGTGGGGATCGTTCAGACACAGGGCGGGCAGCGCCTCGCGCTCACGTTCCGCACGCCCTCCACCACCTTTACGGTCTTCCCTGACCGGGCGATCGCCGACACATGGCGTGGGATGATCGCCGCTGCGGTCAGTTCGATGAACGGCCTGATTCTCCCGCCGGGGGTGAACGGATGAGGTAGGGTGAGACCTGCTTCGGTTCGCTCCTGGAGACCCCGTCACTCCCCCGTGTGGCGGGGTCTCTGCACGTCCGGTACAGGCTGTGACGAACTTCGACGGTACCCTGACCCTGTCCAGAGGCGGGAGGCAGCATGCCGTGGTACCAGAAGCTCGGATTCGGCCGCCGGGCGCCGGAATCCCTGACTGCTTCGGCCGAAGCCGTCACGGCAGCAGCCGCTCCGGTGAAGCGGCCCGAATCGCAGTTCCTCCAGAAGACCGCCACCTGGCAGGAAGAGGCGTGGCGGTACTTCGATGAGCTCGGGGAATTCAACACCGGGGTCAACTGGCTGGCCGCGATGCTGTCCCGGGTCCGGCTCCGGGCGGCTGAGATGTCGGACAACCTGGACGAGCCGACGATGATCGACAGCGGACCGGCTTCTGAGATCGTCGGTTCCCTGTCCGGCGGTGTCGGCGGTCAGGCTCAGCTCATGCGGGCGATGACGATCCAGATGGCCGTCCCCGGGGACTGCTACCTGGTGGGTCAGGACAACACCGATGAGGAGCACGAAGACTGGACCGTGCGGTCCGTGGACGAGATCCGCGTACAGAACCGCAAGTTCCAGGTCGTTTCCGAACAAGTTCCGACAATCGTGTGGACCGACCTGCCTCCCGATTCGATGCCGATCCGGATCTGGAAGCCGCACGCCCGGTTCCACCTGCTGTCCGACTCGGCTGCTCGCGCGGCTCTGGCGATCATGCGCGAGCTCGAACTCGTCAACCGGCACATCGTGGCCCAGTACCTCTCCCGCCTCGCATCGGCGGGCATCCTGCTGATGCCGATGGAGATCGAGTTCCCGGTGCGGGAGGAGTTCGCCGACGCTCCCGACCCGTTCGCTGCCGAGCTCGTAGAGATCGCCATGGAGGCGATCCGGCAGCCGGGCACCGCCTCCGCCGTGATTCCGATCCCGGTCAGGGTGCCGGGTGAGTACGTGGAGAAGATCAGGCACATCGACTTCACGCTGAAGATCGACGAGAAGATCATCGAAAAGCGCGACTCCGTGATCAACCGCCTGGCCAACAAGCTCGACATCCCGGCGGAGATCCTGACCGGCCGGGCGCAGGCAAACCACTGGACCGCGTGGGTACTTGACGAAGACGCGCTGAAGACCCACATCGCGCCCACCGCCGAATCGATCTGCGACAGCCTCACGCGCGGGTACCTCTGGCCCCGGCTCAAGGCGTCTGGGATGACCGCCAAGGAGTACACGAAGTTCGTCGTCTGGTACGACATGTCGGAGCTCGCACAACGCCCCGACAAGTCCACCAACGCGCAGGCCGCGTACGACCGGCTGGAGCTGTCCGGTGAAGCGCTCCGTCGGGAAGGCGGGTTCGATGAAGCGGATGCTCCGTCGAAGGAAGAACTCGTGCAGATCGGCCTCAAGGCGATCCTGAAGAACACTCCCGGCTCGGCTCCGGCCGCCCTGGACGCGCTTGCCGGGCGGAAGGTGCTGGAAGTGGTGGCGGTCGCTCAGTCGGCCGCCGCTCCGGCCGCTACCGGGGGAGCACCGGGGGAGCAGCCCCCCACGGAAACGAAGTCTCCCAGCCCACCCGAGAAGCCGAATCCCTCAGAAACCCCGCCAGCTCCCAAGGCTTCGTCGGCGGCTGTCCGGGCTGAACTCGTCACGTCCCAGTCACGGGCTCTGCACGCGATCCGGTTCGGTCTCGGCACACAGGGGGAACTACTGCATCCGGCGGTCTGCCGGGAGCACGCCTACTCCTGTCCCTTCACGCATGCTGCCTGGTCCGCGTTCCCGACCAAGCTCACCACCGGCACGTATGAGTGCCGTCTCGACACCTTCGGCCGCCTGGCCATCGGTGCGGCGTCGCCCTACCTGGACACATCGGAGTGGTCCGTGACGCCGGGCTTCGCTCCGAGCTGGAAGGACGACGCCCGTGCCTGAACAGACTGTCCACCGGCACCGGCCCTCTGCACCGGGGCCGCTCGCCGGTCGGCGGCAGTGGTTCGCCAACGATTCCCATCTCGACGGCGGCATGGTTGCCCTGCTTCCCACGGACTCCGATGCGAAAAAGCTTGTGATCGACGGCGGAGAGTCGGTCAACGACCTGCACCTGACGCTGTTCTACCTGGGTGGGGACGCATCCGCCTTCGACGCAGCGGCCCGCGCCCGGATCGCCGATTCGGTCGAATCCTGGACGTCCCACCTGCCGCCGGTCACGGCCAAGGCGTTCGGAGCGGCGCACTGGAATGCGGGAGGTGAGAAGCCCTCGTGGGTCTGGTCGATCGGAGACTTGCCGCCGGACGACAACAGCCCCGACATGCCGTCTCTGACCAGGTACCACGTAGCGGCTGCCACAGCGGTGGAGGATGTCAACCTGGGTGAGCCCGGGATGCCTGAACTGCCCGAGCAGCACACCCCCTGGGTTGCGCACGTCTGTGCGGCGTACAGCAGCGATCCGGCCCTGCTCCCCGAGCTGGAATCCCGCCTCGGGGAGGTCACCTTCGACCGGATCAGGATCACGTTCGGCACCGAGGCGACCGACATCCCGCTGACCGCCTCCCTCACCGCGTCCGGCCCGCCCGCCTTCCGGCGGAAGCCGACTCCTGTCGAGCTCGCCAGCCGGGCCGACTTCGCCCTCACCGATGCCCGGTGGCACTCGGCTGTCGACGCTGCCGTGATGATCTGGACGTCCGTTCTGAACAAGCAGCGCGCTCAGCTCCGGACCGAGATCGCCGAAGCCGTCGACTCCGGGGAGCTCGACCGCCTCGCCCACCTCTCCGTCGACACGGCCGATGCGTACGCCGCGCTCACCGAGCACATGCGGCAGTACGCACAGCAGTGCGGGGAGCACCAGGAGGAGGAAGCCCGCAAGCAGGGCGTGAAGGTCGGCCCGTGGTCGCTGTCCGGGGAGGCGGTCACCGCGTCAGCCGTCGGCACAGCCCTGGACAAGATCCGCAGCTATGCGCAGGTGAAAGTCGCCGCACTCGCCGATCGGCTGCGGTCGACCGCTTCGCAGCGTGCCGTCGTGCTCGCGCACCAGGGCGGCTCCGGCCACACCGTGGCCAACGGGGTGGACAAGGAGTTCACCGACACCAAGCAGGCATACGTCCGCACCGAGCTGTCAGCCGCCATGTCGGCCGCGCAGAACTTCGGCCGGATGGCCGTGCTCAGTGCCGCTCCCCCCGGGCACTACTTCGCTTCCGAACTGCTCGACAAGAACACGTGCAAGCGGTGTTACGAGATCGACGGCCGGGAGTTCCCCACCTTCTCGGATGCCGAGCAGGCTTACCCTGCCGGTGGGTACGTAAGCTGCCAGGGTGGCGGCCGGTGCCGTGGTGAGCTGGTCACCGTGTGGGACACGTCCGAAATCGCCAGCGCCGCACCCCAGACGGGAGAGACCATGACCTCCACCACCGACCTTGGCGGAAAGCCCAACCAGGGCACCAAGAAGGACAAACGGCTGAAGGAAAACGACAAGGCGACCAAGGCGGCCGACGACTCCGACCACTTCGGCAGCACGACCGGCAGCGTCACCGACAAGTCGTGGGACGGTGCTGCCTCCCGCTTCACGGATGAGCAGTACCGACAGTCGTCGGCCGCCTGCGATGCGGGGAGCGGATCGGCCAAGCAGGCGTGCTTCCTCCCGCACCACGAGCCGGACGGCACGACCAACCGGAACGGGGTGCACGCCGCTGCTCAGCGCGTCAGTTCGCTGTCCGGCCACGACCCGGCCGCCGTCGCTCGCGCCAAGGCCCACCTGCGCAGCCACTACAGCGCCATGGGTGAGGAAGTCCCGGACTCGATCAAGGCGACGATCGGGGACGAAGTCGAACTGGCCCTCGAAGCCAAGGGCGGCGTCCTGGTGGAGAACTTCGACGACACGACGGCTGAAGGGGACACGACCGCATGGCGCGGCCCGCTCGCCATCGAAGGCGTCACCACCGGGGACGGCCGGGAGTTCGCTCCGGACGCCCTGACGTGGCCCGAGCCGATTGCCGCCGGTGAGGTACCGCTGCGCTGGAACCGGGTCGACTCCCACGGTGGGGAACCGCGTACCGAGGCTGTCAATGTCGGCCGGATCGACCGCATCTGGCGGGACGGTGGCCTGATCATGGGTGAGGGTGTCTTCAACCTCAAGGTCCCGGACGGGCAGACCGCCTACGACATGGTGAAGGACGGGTTCCTGCGGGGCATCTCGATCGATGCTGACTCGATCACGGATGCCGACGTGGAGTACGTCTGGCCCGAGTCGGCGACCGACGGGGAGGAAGACGACCTGTTCGCCATGCTGTTCGCACAGCCCGAGAAGATCATTTTCCACGCCGGACGCATCCGGGGTGCAACCCTCTGCGACATCCCGGCCTTCAATGAGGCGTACATCGAACTCACTGACCCAGAGGGCGCGGTCATCGCGTCGGCCGCCCCGGCGCCGGAGGAAGTCCCCACCTGGAGCCCGGTACGTTCCCCGCGCGCGATCGACGGCCTGACGGCGGCCCTGGCCACGCCGGAGTGGAAGCCCCCGCGCGCTTGGTTCGCCGATCCGAAGCTGTCGATGCCGACCGGCATCACCGTCACCGACGACGGCCGGGTGTACGGGCACGCGGCCATGTGGGGGTCCTGCCACATCGGGCAGTCGGACGTGTGTGTCCAGCCGCCCCACGAGGAAGCCCACCCGTACTACATGACCGGCGAAGTGCTCGCCGACGACGGCAGCCGGGTGGCGGTCGGGCAGATCACGGTCGGCACCGGTCACGCCAAGCTGTCCCTCGGGGCGGTCCCGGCGTCCGAGCACTACGACAACACCGGCCACGCGGTGGCCGACGTCGCCGTGGGCAACGACGCGCACGGCATCTGGGTGGCT